GACTAATTTAGGTTGACCCTCAGGGCGTTGTACTAATTCACCTAACCACGAAACAATCTGACCTTTCGGTGCTAGTTTTTCTAACGTAGCAATTGACTTTAATTTGACAGGCTCAAAAATGGCTGTTTGATCTAAACCTTTTTCTAAGAGTACTTTAGCAGCCAATGTTTGATCTGTGATCTTTCTGTGTGTCACTGAGGTAGATAATTTAAATCCAACAGGTATTTTGTTTTCATGGACTGCACGATTCAATGCAAAATCTTCCACGTCATTTACCCAAGTCTTTAAGTCTTGTGCTTTGAGTAGTACATTGTTAAGTTCGTCTTCACTTAATAATGGAGGATCTCTAAAGTCAAGTTTGGCTAATTCGGAATTATAATCTGCACGAGCCCTACAAATTGCTTTCGCTTTACACCATTGACAATGATCTCCAGCAATGAATGATCCTGAACCAGTCCAAGCAAGTCGGGCTTTTGGGGCTACAAAAAATTTAACCCAATCTAGCATTTTAGCTAATGTTGTACTATCTGTTGTTATACTATCCAAACGTGGTTGAACGATAGTGTATTTTAATTCTTTTATATTTGGAAACTCTTCTTTAAATTTAGACCAAGCGCCAATGCTATATAAACGTAATTGACTGTTATCAATCGCGTTAACTGGAATGCCTTTACCAAATTTTAAATCAATTACATGAATAGAATTTTCAGATAGTATTACGACGTCAGCTGTACCAAATCCATTGGGAGCCCATTCTGAGTAATCTACTTTTTGTTCAAATAATGGTCTATCATTATCTCCAATTTGAGATTTGACAAACATGACATAATTATCTACGTAATATTCAAATTCTTCATTATAGTATTGTGATAATTTAATAATGTCATATTCACGTTTAAATTCTTCACTGTCAATCTGGCCATAATGATGCCTTAGTTTAACTTCTGCTAATGAATGTGCCATAGTTCCTTCGGCACTAAAGTCAAAAGTAGTTGAGTTTTTTGGAGGGTCTGGAAGAGTAGATTCTAGTTTGACACTAGGTGTACATATAAGCCATCGATGAGATGATGATGCGGATAAAAGTGCGTGTGCTGTAGACATAATATTCTTTCAATTCGTAAAAGTGTACATATACTAATGCAAAAAAATAGGCCCTTTCGGGCCTAATTATTTTTATTTATTTTGGGCAAAACTATTGCTTTAATGCTGAAATTAGGTTAGCAATTTCCTTGTTAAAATCGACTGTCACTTCAGCTTTTAGATCAATCTTTTGTTCACGTGTATCTTTATAGTCTTCGGGATATTGACCACGTAAAGCAATCTCTGCAACGCGTGAATTAAATGCCTTGTTTTCTATGTTGGCCAACATCATCATTTCCCAATATGACTGACCATATGTTGTAGCAAGATCCATAGTCTCTGCAAAGAATGGATCTTCTTTCTTTAATTTTAATGCAGTAGTTTTACTAATACCAATCGCAGCATACATCGATTTTTGAGATGCACCTTGCTTGCCTAAATCAAGAATGATCTTGGCATGGTCTTCTGTAAACTTAAATTTTTTTGTGGTAGGTTGTGCCATTCTTTATTCTTTCAATGACTGCTTGTTTTTTCTTTTCAGATAAATTGTACCACTCAACGATTTCGTCAACGTGGCGTTTGCATCCTACGCAATACTCTTTATCTAAACGACAAACACCCTTGCAAGGGCTAAGAGTAGACATAGGTTGTCCTATATCTACTAATGCACAAATTACTCTGTTTTCGCCCCATTGTCGGTCTTAACTGACATGCGCTCAATCTCGGCTTTACGAGCACGCATCTCAGCCATAGCCTCATTAATAACGACGCGGGTCACGGCTGCGGCTAATTCTTGGCGCTTTTTCTCAATGTTCTCAGCGTTAGAAAAGCCGCCCTTTTCCATCATCTTATTTAATAGATCGGATGCCATTATGCTGCTGGTGTTTCTTCTGCTGGAGCTGATGTAGTTGAAGCATCTGCTGTTGTAATAATGTCACCATCTACTGGTGTTGCTTCACATGCTGCAAGTAATTCTTTAACTTGTGGATTACCTTGCGCTTGGATTTGTGAAATTAAGTCAGCTGATTTTGTGTAAGCTGTTTCACCTAAGATAGTTAATAATCTATTTACGTCGCTAACCTTTAAAGTTAGTGTTAAGTTTGAATTGCTAATATCGCTCATTTAGTTCTCCTTTTATCTAGTTCTCGTTGAATATACCATATTGCCTTTTCTAAGTCTTCAATGGCATCGTGTTTTAGATCTGCACGCCAGATGTATTTCACCGCATTCCCAAGACAGAAGTTCATGTGTTCTGTAATTTGAATGCACTCTATACCGCTTTGATGTCCTGTATAATGTTTAGGATGGTTGACTGGATCATGTTTCATACGCTTAGCTCCTTCTTTATTTTCTCTAATCCTTTTTGGAAATGGTACCGCCAATATTTCTCAGTTACCGAAATATCATTATACGTGAGTCCATCCAAAAATGCTTCAAAAATAAACTGTTCTTTAGGATCTAGAATATTATCAATGATTTTTCTAACGTCATTGATATCTTCTGAATTCCATGGAAGCCAGCCCTCGGATGCCGGGAATGCATAATGCGCCTCTTTTGAATCATCGCGCTCCATAATATCTGGATCTTCGTCTGATAGCCGAGGCAACATAGCATTAACCACATGCTTAGTTTCATTAGTAGTAGTTTTCATCGTACTATACTAATGCAAATTTTAAGGCATTTAGGACGGCATTTTGTAAATTTATTTTGCCTTCTAGCACTCCTATAACTTGGTTATCGATACTATTTTCTATAGCTAAATGGTGGATAATGACGGGTTTTGTTTGACCTTGGCGGTGTATCCGAGCGTTGGCTTGAATATAGTTCTCGCTTGACCATGGTAGGTCGTACCATACAATCTGTGCCGTCTCGCCTACGTTACACTGTAGGTTGATACCAATCCCTCCTGATTGGGGATGACAAAGTAACATAGGCACCTTGCCATCACGCCAATCTTGATGGTTAATTTCGTCCAACATTTTTGCCTGTGGAAATCGTTCTTTGAGTTTTTGCAGGGAAGCCTTGAAGTGATAGAAGACCAACGTCGGCGCGTTCTCATCTAGCATGTCTTCCATAAAATCTATCTTGGCTGTGTGGATACACGTCCATGATCCGTCTTCTTTATATAGTGATCCTGAAGTAAACTGCAATAGTTTATTTGATAGAGTCGCGGCAGTTGGTGCTGTGATCGTCTCATCGCCAATCTCTAACACCATGTCATTCAGTAGCTTTTTATATTGTGCTTTTGAATCTAGTCCTAAATAAATATTGTGATAGATTTTAGTGATCTCTGGTAGCTTTAAATAGTCCTCAGCTTTTAGTGAGAAGCAGATGTCCTTGATCTTATCTTGGATAATTGTTTCTTGACCCTCACGTATGCCCCACTTATACACGACGCCAGTGTGCCAGTTCTTGTCAGTGGGCTCCATGTATTTTTGTCTAAAGCGTGTGATCGATGTCTCTAACCTTGCACCTAAATCTAATATACCGACTTGACTCCACAAGTCACCATATCCTTGAGGTGTGGGTGTGCCTGTAAGAATGATGCGGCGCTTAAATGTTTTAAGTAATGGCTTGAGTGCTTTGAATCTTTTAGTTGACGGATCTTTAAAGCGTGATGATTCATCGATGACTAAGTTGTCGAATGGTATTTTTAATTCTGTGAGCCAGACTACATTTTCCAAGTTGGTGATGTAGATGTCTGAGTCGCGCTGCAATGAAGCTGCCCGCTCTTTTGGATTGCCTAGTACTTTGGATATGCGCAAATGTTTTAGGTGATCCCATTTTGATATCTCTTCAGTCCACACAGACTCTGCCACCTTCTTTGGTGCAATGATCAGTGTGCGTCCTTTGAATTGTTCCGCGATGATGGTGAGCGTGGTTGTCGTCTTGCCCAATCCAGGTGGCAAAAATAAACCCAGATTGGGAATAGCTTTCGCCTTCTCAATGATATCTTTTTGGTATTGATGTAAATTATTTCTGTTGAGCATGTAAGTGTTCCCAAATCCAGTCTGCTATTTTATACATTTCTTCCATCGATGCGTTATCTTTTATTCTATTGGCGCGTTCTGATATAAATGCCACGTTACCTACCACGTATCCTTTATGTGGCAGTATACGATCTAGTGTTGGGGCAGTTTGTTTTTGTTTACCTTTACCTAAACCCGATTGACCCCACTCAAATGGAATTTTAAATATTGGACACTCATCGGTTGCGATAGATTCCAAATATTCTTTGGTTAAATTAAAGGGAAGGTTTTTTCTCTTTGCTCTACTTCTAGCATTGAAATAAAATCTATTTCTTATCTGTTTTTGTTTCGCTGTTAATTTTGATAAACGCATCTATTTCTTCTTCACTAAACAGAACCGTTACCGTGAACCCCTGCTTTTCGAGTAGGCGGAATACGACTAACTGTCTTGGAGAGAGTCGGCCTGACTTTGCCTTTAGTTCCACCAAGTGCACTTTTTTGTTTAGGAACGCTATCCTGTCTGGTACGCCCGTCACTGTGCTTATCCACTTGAACGTCAGACCCCCCGCTTTCTCCACTGAGTTTTTGAAGTATTTTTCTATGTGTTTTTCCAGCATTTTTTTCCTTTTCCATAACGCAAGCTTTGAATAGTTGACGGACAATTGACTCTGATAAGTACGCACGTGTTTCCTCTGTAAATATTTCCTCTTCCCCGATGTAGTCACTGATGCGTTCTATAATATGCACCGTCTCATGGGCAATCGTTGCCACCATCTCATCAACGCTGTCATGCATATCATCTAAATTAAACACGACGACAATGATGCCCTTCTTGCCAGTGTCAAAATAGTGTGTCTCGGCTACACCTGTCTGGAGTGCCGTGATGTTTTGATCTGTGATATTTTGATCACGTAAGATATCTTGGAATTGCGTGTCATTAAAACACAGCTTAACGCAACGTGGAAAGAATCCTATGTCTACATTGTAGTAACTATACTCTTTTGGTTTCATGCTTTAGGATCTCCTTTAGATCACGTTTAGCTGTATCGTCAATCGTGGACGACGGCAGAATAGGATTTAAAAACCGTTCAATCGCGGAGGTGATTGGGTAACTGATTTCATACCATTCTCGATCGAGTGTTTCGTTTAGTATTTTTTCTCGGTGCGTTGGTGTCCACCCTGTCACGATGGTTGTCCACTTGCTTCCTCTTTGTACTTCGACCGCTACGTTCCTGTGGTAGTTCATCAGCACTCTGGCCATTTTCATACTCCGTCGTTATGTTTATCCAAATACCATCGCGTAGGTGTTGCAGTACGCGCTCTCCATTGGTTCTAACAAACCATCTAAGCTCCATCGTCTTCACCATATTTATAATTGATGTCTTGAATGGTCTCAATTAAAAAGACTAATATGTAACCAATCCACCACAAATAACTTGCATGGTAGTTGTAAAGCAAAAACGCTGTCATTAATTCAACCATTAAAAATCTCCCTCATCAAATGACACAATGCTGTTGACGTATCGTTGAGCACTGTCTGTTAATTTAATGCCACGATACACGTGACTACGTACACCATTTTGTCTTTCGACACCGACTTCAATATTGTACTCTTGTGTTGCTGCCAAGAAGCGTCGTTTAAATGCAAGCTCACTGCCGGGTGGAATCTTACGTTTGATCGCCCAACGTGAGTAACATGCAAACACATCATCTTTTGACACCGCGGCGTCTGCCTCAAATACAAGCGCGTCTTCTACGAATGTACCGATTGGGTTTCCTAATTCGGTCATAAGTTCTAAGTAGGCGCTACCTGATTTAGGTTGTACAAAATAACCACCACGCTCTAATCGACGACGTAATCCTTCCATCGCCCAGTTAAAGATGCCACTGAGTTCTTTGGATAACTTATACGCAAGCTCTGTATCCTCTTTGTTGTAGAATGTTTTGGTCATCTTCAACACGATCATTCGTCCTGTGAGGGCGTTTGAGTTTTCGGTAAGTTGGAGGACTTCGTTTGAATAAATAACAATTCGCGTAGGGAGGTATCCGTTCCAAGCTTCTTTATTCTTACGATTAACAGTAACGGTATCGCCACCAACAATACGAAGCAGCTGAGAAACAACGGCATTGCGATTTCGTTCGGGAGCACGCGCGTCAGTGAAACTAGCAAGCAACTTGTTAAGCCAAGGCTGTAAGCCAAAAGTATCGCATAGCTCACCCAACTCAGGAGCGACGGTATTGTGCTGACCCAAGAGTGATACCAGCACTTTATTAATAGTGCCTTTTCCAGATCTACGTGGCCCGATGATATTGAAGAATTTTTGTTGACGCGTGTCGCCCGATAAAATGTATCCAAACATCTCTTGCAAGGTTTCGATTGAGTCATTGTCATTTTCCCATACTGATTTTAAAAAGTTTATCCACACTGGACACTCTGCATTTTGATCGTACTGGAATGCTAAAGAGTTCTGTGTAAAGAATCCTAATGAGTGCGGAATCAATACGCGATCCTCAACATGGAACAATCCATTTTGGAGTGATATCAATTTGGATGCGTCTGGTTTATCTTTCTTATACTTATCAAACCAAATCGGCGGTCTTGTGTTGGCGTGGTTAGGTAAATGCACGATTGATTTAAGTGCATCCATCGCGGCACTCACTGACGCTGGTGTTGGGTTGAATGGTTGTATCTCTTGCTTACGTCCTATTTTTTTGCAGTGATCTAAGAATTTATAAATGTCTGATCTCACTGTGAGTTCTTCGATTGGCTCGTAGTGTGTCTTGTCGTGAATATAAAAGTCCTCTGCGTAGTGGACTAATCGATAGCCTTCCTCTGAGTTGTAGAAGTTATCTAAAAACTTACGTGCGTGTGACATGACATTATTATCAAGGATCGTCTCACCTCGATCTAATGCCTCCTGCAACTTTTTTTGGTTGACCTCAAATATCAAAGAGCGGAGAGTGGCGCCCGAACCCTTAAACGTGCGCCACTTGCTCTCACAACTATTGATGCCAGTTGTTTGGTACTTATGCGATTGGCTTGACCATCGATCCCACAACTCACACCACTCAATGTCACCCTGACCTTGATGGTGGAGTATGGCACCGATTTTCAACCACTCTGCGTATCCCGTATCGGGAGAATAATTTGGTAGGATCTCTGCTTCTACTTTAGCAATGTCGTAATTTTCTACAGGCGGTGTGTAGTCATTAAACGCGTCGCCTGTTTTACTAATCTGTCTTTGTGGCACGATGGCAGTCACGTCTTGTTCTGTTGCGGGAATCGTGCCTGAGATATGGTGACCCGTTACGGTAAAGTATCTGGCGTGTGGGTAGACTTCTAAACCGATCGAGTGATCTACGTGTGCGTTTTGTAAGTTGGCGCGTGTGAATATCTTGACACCCGTGCCTGATGGTGAGACTTCCATATAACCGTTGAGTCGCGACGCAATTTCGTTGGATGGCGGGGAAGTGAATTGATGTGTGGTTGGATCAAGGCAGTCGTCTAGGTCTATGCCAACGAGGTTATCTTCTGTGGAGAAGACAAAGCCCACGCCGTCAAACTTGCCGGGGTTTGATTCGTAGGCATGTTGGACAGTCACGAAGGATGACCACTGATCTTGATTTGTAGATGACGCTGATTGACCATTGGGCTGCATTGGCAACTTAGACCAGCGCTTTGTTGTCTCATCGCCAACTTGGACGAGACGCCAGAGTACCCACCTGTCTATTTGTTTGAGTTCGATGGGTATATTATTAAATTGCACAGGTAACGTCTGTGGCTTGGTGGTGTCGTTCATAAGGGTTTCTTTCTGTTGTTGTTATTCTTCTAGTTTAATTTTGCCTATGCACTTATATTCCATGGGTGTTTCTTTTATCCTATTATCATCTAAATGAAATAGCACTTCACCTTTATGATTTTGCCATACATAATAATATTGAGGCTCTTTATTTTCTCTTTTTAATATAGTAAAGGTTTCAATAGGTATATCTTTTCTTTTATAAGCATTGTCACGACCTACTTTATATCCTGCTATCCATGCC